TATACTGTATCGGTTCAATAAACCGAGGATTCTAAGGAATCATGTCAAATGAGTGAAGAAGTCCAAAACTTAGCGGAAAGTACAGAAGTACCCGTGCCAGAGCAGGAAGTCACAGCGGCTACCCAATCTGAAGAAACACAAACGCTGGAAGTAGAGCAGACAGAAAACACCAAGTCATTCTCGCAAGAAGAACTTGATGCTATTGTCAGCAAACGGCTTGCAAGAGAGCAGCGAAAATGGGAAAGAGAAACGCGAACGCGACAGGAACAAACCCCTGTTACGCCTAGATATACTCCCGCGCTAGACCAATTTGAATCAGTAGAAGCGTATGCCGAAGCATTGGCTACACAAAAAGCCGAGCAAATGGTACAGCAAAGAGAAGCTCAAAAGCAGCAATCGCAAGTCTTAGACGTCTATAACGACCTTGAAGAAGAAGCGCGAGGTAAATACAACGACTTTGAACAAGTCGCGTATAACCCTAACCTTCCAATCACGACTGTTATGGCTGAAACGATTCGATCTTCGGATGTAGGGCCTGATGTAGCTTACTACTTAGGTGCTAACCCCAAAGAAGCCGATCGTATTTCTAAACTAGCTCCTTACTTACAAGCAAAAGAATTGGGTAAGATCGAGGTTAAAGTAACCGACAATCCACCCACCAAGAAAACGTCAAGCGCCCCCGCGCCGATTAGCCCTGTTACTGCTCGTGGTAACTCCGCAAAGTCTTATGACACAACAGATTCACGCTCTATCAAAGATATGAGCACATCTGAGTGGATTGAGGCAGAACGGGCAAGGCAAATCAAAAAGTGGGAAGCGCAACGCAACCGCTAACTTTTAAGGAAATATCGTGGCTAATTCGATTCTCACAATTGATATGATTACAAGAAAAAGTTTAGAAATACTTGAAAACAATCTTGTACTCACCCGTAACGTTAATCGTCAGTAAACGAAAGTCTAGCTGACGCTAAACCCCGTTAATTGCTGGAAACCCCTTAGAGCATCATGCACCACAGCGCAATTGGAAACGATAATCGCGAAGGTTTGAAAAGAATGATGATTGGGCAATCAGCAGCCAAGCGTCTTATCATTAAACATGGTATGATGAAGGTTCAACGACTAGTTGGAAACAACGTAGAGCCAAGTGGCTCGAAAAGCGGGGCAGACATAAAACAGCCGATAGAAAGTAGGTTTTTTGCCAAAGTCAAGAAGTCTGACAATGGTTGCCACGAATGGACTGGGAGTATCGCACCAAATGGTTACGGTAACTTTCATAGAGACGGGAAAACAGCATACGCCCACAGAGTAGCGTGGGAGTTAGCGAATAACACAGTAGCTGCGTATGTGCTGCACACTTGTAATAATCGCAAATGCGTTAACCCAGACCACCTGTTTACTGGCTCCTTTAACGACAATATGACCGACATGGTTAGTAAGCAACGTCAAGCACATGGTGAACGTAACGGACACCACAAATTGACAGCCGACCTAGTAAGGCAGATACGTTCTGAAATCGGGTTGCAGCGAGAAATCGCCGCTAAGTACGGAGTTACAGCATCGTTAGTTTCGATGATTCGTAGCGGTCGAATTTGGCGTCTTGTTTGAAGATATAGTCTGTTCTGCGGTGAAAGCCGTAGCTGCGTAAAGCGGGCATAGCCTAACGACCTATGCTGAACATAAAAAGATGACGATTCGTTTGCATTACAAGGCGCTAAGATTGGCGCCACATTGCGTATCCGTTTACCTGACCGTACTTTAGTAACCGACGGTGCAACCCTTGCGGTTCAAGATGACAATGAGCAATTTACAACTCTAAGCGTTTCTTCGCAAAAGCATATTGGCGTAAACTTCAGTTCAGCCGAATTGACAATGCAAATGGATGACTTTGCAGAACGTGTGCTTAAGCCTCGTATCAGCCAATTGGCTGCTTCAATTGACGCAAACGTTGCTGACAGCTATTTGAGCATTGCCAACACTGTTGGTACGCCAGGCTCAACACCTTCGACTTCTTTAGTCTTGTTGCAAGCTCAACAAAAACTAAACGAAAACGCGGCTGTTATGTCACCACGTTACGCAACTGTTAGCCCCGCAGCCAACGCAGGTTTGGTTGAAGGCTTAAAAGGTTTGTTCAATCCTACTGACACCGTTTCACGCCAATTCAAAAATGGCATGATGGGTACAGGCGTATTAGGCTATGAAGAAATCAACATGAGCCAATCAATCAAGCAATTTACGACTGGTACTCGTGGTGCAACAGGCAACACAACTTCTGCTGCTGTGGCCGCTGAAGGCGCTACATCAATTGCGCTGACCGTGGCTTCGGGTGTAACAATCAAAGCGGGTGACGTTTTCACAATAGCTGATTGCTTTGCTGTTAACCCGCAGACTCGTGAATCTACAGGTTCATTGGCTCAGTTTGTTGCTGTCGCTAACGTAACCGCTTCTGGCACTGCTGTGACTGTTACTGTTGCTCCTGTCTACTCAGCCGCTAGCCCATTGGCTACGGTTGACGTCTTGCCTGGTACCGCTAAAGCTGTTGTGTTTGTTGGTGCTGCAAGCACACAATATCCACAAAACTTGGTCTACCATAAAGATGCGATCACTTTTGCAACCGCTGACTTGCTTATGCCTCAAGGTGTAGACATGGCATCACGTCAAGTGCATAACGGCATTTCAATGCGTATTGTTCGTCAATATGACATTAATAATGACCGCATGCCATGTCGAATTGATGTACTCTATGGTTTTTCAGTGATTCGCCCACAAATGGCCGTTCGTTTATGGGGTTAAACCTAATTGCTCCCGCTTCGGCGGGGGCTTTTTTAAGTTTTTTTAATAAAATTATTATGGCAATTTGCTGTTGTAGTGTAAAGTAAACTAGGGGGCTTACTGCCCCCTAGCCTAACAAGGTTTCCTATGCACATTTATCTGCAACACCCTAAGCACGGCGCAAAAGTAGCCATTTCAGACCAAGAAGCCCAACAAGACATTAAAAACGGTTGGTCGGTCTTTGACCCTAGCGCAACAATTAAACCTGCTGATGACGCGCCTAGCGCGCCACAAGCCACAGATACGCTTATAATTAACCAATTGCCTGCACAGCGCGGGCGTAGACGCAAAAACGCAGACACGCAAGAGGAATAAGCTATGGCTACTGCTGGTGATATTATTAACGGTTCGCTACGGCTTATCGGTCAATTAGCCGAAGGCGAAGTGCCCTCAGCGGACACCGCGCAAGACGCCTTAAACGCCATGAACCAGATGATTGATAGTTGGTCAACTGAACGGTTAGCAGTGTTTGCTACCCAAGAGCAAGTGTTTATATGGCCCACAAGCGCTGCGTCAAGAACGCTTGGGCCAACAGGTGATTTTGTAGGTGAACGCCCAATTAAAGTTGATGATTCAACTTACTTTAAAGACTCAACAAGCGGGTTGTCGTTTGGCATTAAGTTAATTAACCAACAACAATACAACGCTATTGCGCTTAAAACGGTGACGAGTACTTACCCACAAGTTATGTGGGTTAACGAGACTTACCCAAACATTGAAATGACAATTTACCCCATGCCTTTTAAAGCGCTTGAGTGGCATATTGTTTCGGTTCAACCGTTAAGCTCGGCGGCTACGCTTGCTACAGACTTGTCTTTCCCTCCTGGCTATTTGCGAGCGTTTCGCTACAACTTGGCTTGCGAGTTAGCGCCTGAGTTTGGCGTTGAGCCAAGCCCACAGGTGCAACGCATCGCCATGACTTCTAAGCGTGATTTAAAGCGCATCAACAACCCAGATGATGTAATGGCTATACCTTACCCACTTATCGCTAGACGCCACCGATACAATATTTACTCAGGCAGCTTTTAATGAAGACGCCAATATTGGGTTCGGCTTATATTGCTAGGTCTGTCAGTGCGGCAGACGCTAGAATGATTAACTTGTACCCCGAAGTTATCCCCGAAGGCGGTAAAGAGCCTGCTTACTTGCAGCGCACACCAGGGCTAGAATTTTTACAGACTGTAGGCACGGGGCCTATTCGTGCATTGTGGGCGCATCAAACGCGTGGCGATGACTTCTATGTAGTAAGTGGCAATGAAATATACAAACTTACAGAGCTTACCAGTACACCAATAAAAATAGGCAACGTAACAGGTACAGGCCCCGTGTCTATTGCGGATAACGGTACACAATTGTTTTTTGCTTGTAACCCTGACGGTTACATTTACAACGAAGCCACTAACGTATTCGCCAAAATTATAGACCCTGATTTTGCGGGCGCGGTGACAGTCTGTTACCTAGATGGCTACTTTGTATTTAACCAGCCCAACAGTCAAATTATTTGGGTAACGCAACTGCTAGACGGTACATCCGTTGACCCGTTAGACTTTGCAAGTGCTGAAGGCTCGCCTGACGGTGTAGTAGCGATTATCGCTGACCATCGAGAACTGTGGGTGTACGGCACGGACACGGTTGAAGTTTGGTATAACCAAGGGGGCGCTGATTTCCCTTTGCAACGCATACAAGGCGCGTTTAACGAAATCGGTTGCGCGGCGGCGTTTACTCCCGCCAAGCTAGACAATGGTTTGTTTTGGCTTGGGCAAGACGCTAGAGGCCGCGGCATTGTTTACCGTGCTAACGGCTATACAGGTCAACGCATCAGCACTCACGCGGTTGAGTACTCGATACAAAAGAATTTAAACATGAACGATGCGGTAGGCTACACCTACCAGCAAGACGGTCATGCGTTTTACGTGCTGAACTTTCCAACAGCCAATATCACTTGGGTTTTTGACGTGGCAACAGGCGCGTGGCATGAACGTGCAGGGTTTGATAACGGTGTGCTTACCCGTCATCGTGGCAATAACCAATGCAACTTTCAAGGCAATACGGTTATTGGCGACTACGAAACAGGCGCTATTTACAAGTACAACCTAAATGTTTACGCTGATAATAATGAGCCGCAGAAATGGCTACGCTCATGGAGAGCGCTACCTACAGGGCAAAACAACTTAAAGCGTACCGCACAGCACAGTTTGCAACTAGATTGCGAAACAGGTGTGGGGTTAAATGACGGCCAAGGTAGCGACCCTGCTGTCATGCTACGTTGGTCTGATGATGGTGGCCATACATGGTCAAACGAGCATTGGCGCTCAATGGGCAAGATTGGGCAGTACGGCTACCGTACCATTTGGCGCAGACTTGGCATGACTGAAAAGATACGTGATCGGGTGTACGAGGTAAGCGGTACAGACCCAGTTAAGATTGCAATTATGGGCGCTGAATTAATACTGAGCCCGACTAATGGCTAATACCGTACCTATTACCCCGCCACGAGTGCCGTTGGTTGACCCTCGCACGGGGGATGTATCGCGCGAGTGGTACAGGTTTTTCTTTAGTCAATTTACCATTACTGGCTCAGCTTCGGGCGTATTTCCTGTTACTAGCGGTGGCACAGGCTTAAGCGCTATACCTACTGACGGCCAACTGCTTATTGGTAACGGTACTGGGTACGCGTTGAATCAACTTACCGCAGGGCAAAATATTGCTATTGGCAATACGGCTGGGGATATAACCGTTAGCTTTGATGGCATTTTGCCATTGCTTAACGGTGGCACGGGCGCAAATAACGCAGCAGGCGCTCGTACCAATTTAGGCGCTACAACTATTGGCAGCAATTTGTTTACGTTGCCCGACCCGTCTGCAATTACGTTTCCACAATTTAACGCGGATAATACCGTAACGCCGTTAAACGCCACAGATTTTCGTTCGGCAATTGGCGCGGGGACTGTTACAAGCGTAGGCGGTACAGGTACAGTTAACGGCATTACGTTAACGGGTACAGTTACAACAAGCGGTAACTTGACCCTTGGGGGTACGTTGTCGGGGGTGGATTTAACTACCCAAGTAACAGGCGTTTTGCCTATCGCTAACGGCGGTACAAACGCTACAACAGCTACTGATGCCCGTACTAATTTAGGGCTTGGCACAATGGCTACGCAGAACACAGGCGCTACAGGATCATTTTTATCCGGCGATTTAACGCCTAAAACCATAACCGTTGTTAACGGCATTATTACAAGTATTGTTTAAGGTAAAGTAAAATGGAACAAACTATATTTAACTGGGTAGTAGGCTTTGCAGGCGCTTGCGGCGGCTGGATACTCAAGATTATTTGGGACGCAATTACCAACCTTAAAGATGACATACGTCAGATAGAACGTGATTTGCCTGAAGTGTACGTGCGCCGTGATGATTTTAAAGAAGCCGTTAAAGAGCTAAAGACAGACATGAAAGAAGGCTTTAACAAGGTTGATTCTACGCTTGCGCTTTTATTTAAGAAGTTAGATGGTAAAGAGTCAAAGGATTAAAGATGTTAACTGTACCTGAGCATATGAACCAAAAAGTAGATGCGTTGCAAGCCGCAATGCTAACATTGCCTCAGTACGAACCACCTACTGAGCATCTTTTTCACGGCGGAATGTATTGCCGTCAAGTGTGGCGGCCAGCAGGTTGTACAATTGTGGGGCGCGTACACAAAAAAGAACATTTTTACATGGTTGTGTCTGGTACGGTTTGTGTAACGACAGACGATGGTGTGCAAACCATAACAGGCCCAACATTGCTTTGCAGTAAGCCAAGCACCAAACGTGCAGTCCATGCTTTAACAGATGCGCTTTGTATGACTTTCCACGCAACAGATGCCGTTGACGTTGAGCAAGCCGAGCAAATGTTAGTAGAACCCGATCCTAGTAGCCCGTTTACGCTAGGTAATAAAGTTAAACAATCAGAATTAGAGGTGTCAATATGAGTTTCGTAGCAGCAGCCGTTATAAGTGGCGGGGTAGCATTAGCCGCCGGTGCAATGAGCGCATCCGCCGCAGGAAGTGCAGCTTCAGCGCAAGCTAACGCAGCGAATAACGCCGCCGCTCTGCAAGCGCAGTCTAGTAAAGACCAGTTAGCGCTTCAGCGTGAGATGTACAACCAACAACGGGCGGACATCGCACCGTATCGCCAAGCGGGTTTAACCGCACAAAACCGATTGTTAAGCTATTTAGGGTTAGACCCTAGCCAAAGCGGCATGGCGCCCGTATCTACTTTTGATGAAGCAGGCTATCGCAAGGCTATGGATGCGTACAATTCTGGTCAAGGCGGCGTGACTGGTGGGCCTGAAGGTGGTCGATACCTTATAGAGCCAGGATACTTCCAAGAAAGTACCCAAGATAGCGGTGGGCAAACTTGGGTTCCCGCCAAGTACGGTACATTTTCGGGTGGTGCAGGTGCTGGGGCTGCGCCTATGGCGATGCCGACACGAGAACAGTTTACAACCAACATGCCTGTAGATCAGTTGCAAGTTGACCCTAACGACCCTAGTTTTGGTAAGTACGCTCGTGACTTTAACATGACCGACTTTACTGAAGATCCAGGCTATGCGTTTAGAATAAATGAAGGTCTTAAAGCTGTCGACCGGCAAGCCGCCGCACGTGGCGGTCTTATCTCAGGTGCAGCGCTTAAGGCTTCGCAACGTTACGGGCAAGATATGGCGTCGCAAGAATACGGCAACGCATTTAATCGTTACCAAGTCAACCGTAGCAATCAGCTTAACCCGCTTATGAGCATTTCTGGTTATGGGCAACAAGCCACAAACCAATTAGGTCAGTACGGGACAAACTTTGCTTCTAATGCGTCTAACACAATGGGTGCGGGCGCTACCGCACAAGGTAACTCTTTAATGCAAGCGGGCAACGCTCGTGCTTCTGGCTATGTTGGTCAAGCCAATGCGCTTAATAGCGCTTTGGGCGGGGTTAGTAACATATTTGGGCAGTATAGCGCTATGCAAAACAACCCTTATGGCGGCAGTTACGCTCCAGACCAGACGGTAGATCTTGGTGTAGGAAATTATTCGTTTTAACGAGCAAGGAATAAAAAAATGGCTATTGACGCACGTATCGCCTTAGCAGGGCGGGCGCCTAATGTACCTAACTTATTAGGTATGCAAGGTGAAGCCGCTGTCACGAATAATCTGTTGGCTAAAACTGACCTAATGAAACAGGAAGCAGCCACGCTTAAAGATGAAACTCAATACAGCACCGCCATGATGCGTTCTAAAGACGCTTTGCGGTTTGTAAACTCGCCAGATGCGTATATGGCTTGGCATAACTCCAACCACAGCGACCCTGTGCTTGGGCCAATGCTGGCAAAAATGGGCATTACCGCTGACAGCGGTCGTGCAAAAATTATGCAACAACTTAGTCAGCCTGGTGGTCTGGAAACATTAATTGGTCAGTCAGCGTCAAGCATTGAAAAGTTAGCTT